GGGTCGGTGTAATTCACCTCCACCGCCGTGTGGCGGTCCTTCAGGGCGCTGAAGCTGTAGCGAAACCCCACGCCGTTATCATCCACCACCACATCACTGCTGGTGTAGGCCACACCACATCTGACGGACGGTCCTGCACAAACGTCAGCGTCTGCCCGTTCCATACCGGCATACAGCGCATCGCCGAGCAGAAATCACTGAGAACGTCCCACGCCTTACGCTGTTGTGACAGGTACGCATTGAAAGTCATCCGCGGCTCTGTGCCCCCGAAACCATCCGGGACCGTCTGGTCGCAGTACTGCGCAATGGCATACAGCGCCCACTTGTCCACATCCGCCGCCCCCAGGCGTTTTCCCATTCCGTAGCGCGGGTGGGTCAGCATGTCCCACAGGCACCAGGCAGGGTTGTTGCTGTATGCCGGTTTCAGGCTGCCGTCCCAGATGCCGCTGTACGTGCGTTTTTCCGGGTCATAGTTTGACGGTACCTGGATGATGCGACCGCGGATATGGTAGTTCACCGTCATCTGCTGACCGCCAAACTGCTCCGCATCCACCTGCAGCCCCACAATCGCCGTGTTCGGGTAGCACTGTTTCACATCGATGATTTCGGTGTATGACGACCAGAGCGTCTTATTCTGCAGCTGGTCCGAGGTGCTGTCCGCTGTCTCCCGGACCATCCGGATGTTAAAGGGCCGCTCAGGCAGATTATCCAGAATCACCGACGCCAGAAACTGCGAGGTGGTCTTGCCGTTAATGGTGACATCCTTTTCCGTCACCCAGTTACCGTTACGCTGCAACTGAATCAGCAGTCGGACAGAAGAGTGATTACGGTCGCCCTTTGAGGTGGTCTCCAACAGTGACTGCACCCCGAAGGTGACCCGCAGGCGGTCAATGTTCGCGGACGTAATGGTGCGCGTCACCGGTTTTGCCTTCGTCACTTCCACGCCCAGTCCGGTTTCAGCTCCGGAGGACTCAAAGCCTTCCGGTGGTGTCTGCTCCTGCTCCCCGGCACGCCAGACCGCGGTCACACCGTGTATCACGGGATTGCCGTCCGTGTCCGTCAGTGGGGTTTTGTTCACCAGAATACTCTGCAGTCCCTTCACCGGACCTTCTATCGGTCCCTCACCAATCGCATCAATCACACTCATCATCTGCGTGGATTTGAGATTATCCTTCGCCTCACGAGGCGTGTGTGCCTTACCGCCACCTTTTCCCATACAGCCTTCCCCTGAATAAATTAACCGCCACTTGCCATTCCGTACAGAAGTCGGATATCCTTCGCCCGAAAAGCATGAAACACATTTCTGCCATGCTAAAGAAAACCCCGGTATCAGCAGATACCGGGGTTTTCTTTCATGCCCACCGATAATCCTGTTGGTTAAAACCGGTAATGGCATAAAAATTCTGAATATCTTCACATTTTCACACACTGACTGTGGCGCTTATAATTTCGCTGCGTTAGTGTTTTTTTGCCCGAGTAACAAAAACAACTCCTTAACATTGATCTTCATTTGTCTGTCCCCGCAGCTCCGCGATCACTGCGGGATTTTTTTATGTTTTATCCCTGTCGCCCGACAACCACGACCGTTCCGCCCCCGCCTTCATCACGGGTGCTGATGTCCTGGGATATACGGCGGGAGCCAACCAGCATTTCCCCGTAAGGCACCGGCATCGGGTTCCCCTGGGCAATCATGTTATCCAGCGAGGAAAAGTACGTGTTCTGTCTGCCGTTATCCGTTGCGCGGTAATCCGGTGTTTTTGCCTTCGGGGCCAGCATCTGGGCCACACCGCCCAGAATCATGCTGGCTCCAAGTGAAAACAGCATCGTGGTGGCAGAAAAACCACCGGCTGCCAGGGCTGAACCCCATAACGCCATTGATGCCCCGGCAGTGAAGAAAGAGCCCACGATGGCTGCCGCCCCCAGCACAATCTGCAGTCCACCCTTTCCGGCCCCGGCCAGTCGCGGCACAATATGGATGACCGTTCCCTCACCCAGCTGTTCGTGAAGACGGGCGTACACCGCCTCCGGTGCCGTGTCATAACCGGCAATACGTATCTGGTACCAGCCTTCGTTCATCTGACGGCGAAAGCCCGGCACCTGTAACGACAGCGCCCGGATGGCTTCCGCTGCCGTGTTCACATACAGGCTGAGGCGGCGGCCAAATCGTTGTAAATCCCCGTGAAGGCAGATACGTGCCAGTGGCGGTGACGCCAGGCTGAATGCGTTCGTCGTTGCCATTTTTCGGAATACCTCTCCCGTTTACTCAGTTGTTCAGGCAGATGGTGAAGCAGTTCACCGTTGCCGCAGTATATGGCGGCATGATTGGCCACCGATGCGCCAAAGCAGCACAGCAGGATATCGCCAGGCTGTGCGGAAGGCAGGGAAATCCTGTAAAAACCAGTCGCCTCCATATTGTCCAGGTACAGGTTCTGACCATTGCGCCACCAGTCATCCTCACGCTCAAAATCCGGCATATCAGTCCCCGCCAGATGATAAGCATCCCGGAACAGCGTGTAACAGTCCGTCACCCCGTGCTCAAAGCGCCGTCCTGTCAGATGTGGCACACAGCGGAATTTGTGAATGTCACCCCGGCAGACCAGCCACCAGGGCAGTGCGCTTTTTATCTGCAGCCGCCGGTCAGCCTCGCTCAGCCAGGGCAGCCCACCGGGATGACTGTGGACCAGTGCCACAATCTCCCCCTGCATCTCTGCCCGCAGCCAGTCTTCCGGTGCGATACGAAAATACGCCTCCGGCTCTGCAGAAATATTCACACAAGGGATATACCACTCCCCCTCCGGCGTGCTTATCACGAAGCCGCACGACTCCGCAGGCGCACACCGCCGGGCATGCGCCAGAATCGCTGATTCAGTCTGTGTCATAAACCGGGATTTACTGCGAAAGTTTATTAATGGAAAGGAAACCGCCAAAATTAGCCACCATGCTGCGCATCTCACACCCGCGCATGCACTTGCTGCATCTGTCCTTACGGATATCCGTGGTGGGGTTGTCGAACTCATCCGCCACTGCCCCGCCCGTGTAACCACACTCATCAGAGCGGTAGGTCCACATACAGGTATTCGCCAGCATAATGCGACCGGGAAACAGCGCTCCGTCCGTCTCCGTCGGTGTTGCCAGCACAAACGAGGCTGTCATGGCCGTCAGCTCTGACATCTGCTCCACCACCCAGCGGTCTCTCAGCTCCTGCTCCGGGTCCGCTTCCGGATTGCCCGCCACAAAATTCACCGCATCCAGAAAACGGGCATACACCCGGCGGCGGACCACCGTGGCACCCACCAGGCTCTGCAAATCCTCCGCCATCCCGGTGACAAGACCGAACAGATTGGACACCGTCAGCGACGGGCGGGCACTGCTGCCCTTCCCGTTCATCTCAAAGCCACTGCCGTCAATCGGGTATACCTGATATTGCCGCCCCTGCCAGGTGACCGCCTCCCCTTTTTCATTCAGCTCATTACAGAAAAAATACCGCTCACCGCCCTGCACCGTCAGGTCGATTTCCCAGAGCACCACCCGCGGTGACTGCTCTGACTTAACCGACTCGTTCAGGCTTTCTTCATGAATATTCTGCATCAGTTCACCACCTGCTCTATCGTGCAACTGAAATCACTGTACCGGGCATTATCCGTGACACTCCACTCACGGCACACAACCCTCACCGTCCGGTTATGTTTCGGCGGTCGCCACAAAAAGGCACGGTAACCACCATGCCAGGATAAAAATTCATCCAGCCAGCGCCGGGTTGACTCATCCGTCACCCGGAACACCGCCTGAAACGTCTTCAGTTGAGGATTCAGCCCTGTGGGGCGGCGCTGTTCATAACCGTCACCAAACCGCACCCTCACCACCGACGGCTTCTCACTCACCTGCATCCCTTCACGCGGGACCAGATGCAGCGTTTTTATCTCAGCCACTCAGCATTCCTCCGTCACGTCGCATGGACAGCATCACCGCCTGCACCCGCTGGTCAATCAGCTGCACAAGACTGCCTGCCGCCTCCGGCCCTATCTGTCCGTTAGCCCCGTCATTCTGAATGGCAATGTGGTAGACCGGGGAATACACCAGACCAGCACTGCCGTTCATACTGCCCACGGCGCGTACGCCCAGCGAGCCATCCGCCGCCCGGGTCAGGGGCATAATAGCTTCAGGTCCGGCTTCCCCCATCAGCCCGGCCCCTTTTGCAAACGCAAAGTACGTGGGCGTGTCCACAATGCTGTTGCTGTACGCGCTCAGGTTTGCCGAGGTATACACGCCGCCTTTTGCATTGGCCACCGCTCCGCCCAGCCAGTCACCAATGCTGCCGAGAAATCCTCCCGCACCGGACATACCGTTTGCCGCCGTCTTAATTCCGTTGACAATCGCGGCATTCATAAGAACTTTTGATATTTCCTGCAGTACGGATGAGGCCCAGCTGCGCCATTCCACTTTATTTCCGTTCAGCATCTCCGTGATGTTATTCACCATCCCTGAGATACCCTCCGTCGCCAGCTGTGCTGCCTGTGAGGCGTAATCGGACGCATTATCCACCCAGTTACTGAATCCCTCCTGCAGCCCTTTCTGCCAGTCCGCACGCTGCACATCCGATTCGGCATAAAAGACTGCCTGGTCCTTAAGGCGTTCGCTCAGATACTGCGCGTTCTGTGCCAGCGCCTGTCTGTAAAAATCCTCACTGATATCCCCGGTCTGATACTGAGACTGAAGGTCCGCATCCTTCTGGCGGAAGCTGTCGCGGATCTGCTGCAACTCCCGCATGCGTTCCCTGGCTCGTTCCCCCTGCCCGTACCCCAGCAGTTCAGATTCATTTGATGCACGCGCAGCCACATTATCATTCTTCAGGGTCTCTTCCCGGTACCGCAACTGCTCCCGGATTTTTTGCTGGTCAATCAGGGCCGCATTGCGCAGCAGTTCCTGCTTCTGTATCTCCGACAGGGTTTTCAGTTCACCCAGCGCTGTCTGGTACTTCAGCTTCGCCAGCTCCGTGTTCTGACCGGCCAGTGCCAGTTGCTCTTTCTGCTGCTTCAGCAGCCGGGAAAAACTGTCTTCCGCTTTTTCCGTCTCTGATTTTCCACCCCGGGATTTGGGTTTATTCACCTCGTTATTGCGCCAGGCTTCCAGGGCATTACTGATATAACGTTGTCTCGCCTCCTGATACGGATCCCCCACAAAACCGAGGTCATCCGCCGCATACCCCAGTCGGACGCGCTCTTTTTCTTCCCCTTTCAGTCTGGACAGGGCCAGCTCACGCTCTGTTTTTGTCAGGGCACTCTGCTGTTTATCATCCAGAGTGGCCTGTGGCAGCCGTAACGGCACATTCACCAGTCCCTGCCGCTGCTGAAGCAGTTCATTCCCCAGCCCCAGCAGACGGTTGAATTCCGTATACTGACCGTTCATAACCAGCATGGACTGGTACACCTTATTCTGCTCTGCCGCCTGCTGACGAATTAACGCCACACGACGGTCTTCCAGCCCGGCAAGCACATCCTGAATGGACTGCGCTTTTTCCTGCATCTGTGCCAGACGGGACTGCTCAACGGCAAGCTGCTCTGTTGCCTGAGCAAGCCCTTCCGTTACGGTCTTCACCGATGTCAGATGGTTTATCATGAATCCGTCACCGGTCGTCCAGCCCGGGTTCGCCAGAACATACTGATATCCTGCGATTTTTTCCTGCAGGGATTTCACCCGACTGGCCTGTTCATCAATCAGCCGGTTCTGCTCTGTCAGCGCCGCCCGTGTTCGTCCTTCATTATCTGAGGCTTCAGGCAAAGACATTGACGGCGTTTTATGCGCGATTTCATCTATCGTCAGTGCATACTGGCGCGCAGACTCCCTGGCCTGCTCCTGATTCTGGTACAGCGTGTACCATGCTGCAGCCCCCAGCATCACCAGTCCGGGTACGCCACCAACCAGCCCCAGCGCACCGCTCATCAGACGTGAGCCCACCGCCGTTGTACTGTTCAGCGCATTCTGGGCGGCGCTTCTGGCAGCAATATTTCTGTTCAGGCGTTCCTGTGTGGCCGCCAGACGGGCCTCTGCAGCAATCTGCATCTCCGTCCCGCGGGCTGCCGCCACGGCCTGCTGAGCACGGTACACGGCTGCCCTTGCCCGCGCCGTGGCAATCTGCGTTCCCCTGAACTGTGCTTCCGCCAGTGCAACTTCATTACGTGCAGCCGTCACAAGTCCTGCCGTGGCAGACATCGCTCCGGAGGCCATATTGCCAAAGTACCGGGCAACCCCGACGGCAACCAGCGCGCCCACGGCTGTTGCCACATTATCAATCTGTCCGGCAACACCGTTCAGCATGCCGGAGAGCGTTTTTGTCACCCCGCTGGCCTCATTCGCACCGCCCACCCAGGCCATAAAGGCGTTTTCCACCTTTGTGATACTACTGGAAACCGTTTCCGGCATGGCCGCATATTCATCACGTAATATCCCCAGCTGGCTGATTAACGCGGGGACCACTTTATCCGCTGTCAGTTTTCCGTCATCCGCCATTGCCTTCAGATCTTTACGGGCCACGCCCATACCCGCAGCCAGTGCACGTACGATCCGGTCACCACTTTCATTGACCGAATTAAACTCCTCACCACGCAATACACCCTGCGCCAGCGCCTGACTGAACTGGGTGATCACCGAGCCCGCCTCTGCCGTACTGGCACCGGAGATTTTCAGCCCTGTCGAAATGGCCTCCGTCACCTTCAGTACATCACCGGCACTGTAACCATATTCACGCATCGAGGCAGCCGAACGGGCAAACAGGGCCGCATTATCCGAAAATGCCGTGCCTGTCCGCTGGCTGATATCCATCAGCACTTTCTGTGATGACGCAAATTCATCGGATGACTGTGATGCCTGTTTCAGACGGGCATTTACGGAACTCCACTCATCCGCCAGTGAAATCAGGTGTCCGGAGGCAAAGGCACCGGCAAATGCGCCAGCCATTCCGACAGCAGAACCGCGAATTTCCGTCAACTGGCTGTTCAGTTCTGCCAGGGCACGTCGCTGCTCCCGGGCTGCCGCAGCGGCCTGACGCCCGCCATTCTGCAGGGTCCGGTAATATTCACTGCCCATACGGGACGCCCGCTGGATCTCCGACTGGAATGACTGTGAATTTGCCGAAATTTTGATAATCAGTTCACGTAACGTCGCCATTCACCTTTCTCCGGGCAAAAAAAAACCTGCCACAGCAGGTTTTCATCATTATTTATGACATTGCTGCAAGGCTCAGCGCGTCTTCCAGCGCCGCAAACGGATCCACCTCCGGCTTATCCTCATCCTCGCCCCAGCAGAGCATGGCGTCCTTCAGTGCAACATTCATCCCCTGTGCCCCGAAAACCGCTTTCACGATCTGTGCATTACGGATATCCCCGCGCTCATCACCCAGCGGGGATACCCTGTCGAACTCCATCCACATCATCGCCTCGCTCGCACTCAGGCTGTGCCGCAGTTCGGATAAGGTGCGCCCCAGACGGAGCGCAAGTCGCATCAGAAAGCGAATTTCCGGGCGGGCTACTTTTTTCTGGCCGACTCTGCATCAGCGATCAGTTCCAGTGCCTGACGCAGCAACCGGGCATGTACCGGACCATAGACGGCCAGCACCTGCTCACGGTCGTCCGGAGTGAACACCCGTTGCAGGTCAGTATCACACAGGACATCGCAGAACAGCGTCACATCCGCTTCCAGGTTACGGCGGGTTTTCGCCACCACCGACAGGGTATCGTCATCCTCTCCATCACCATTGAGCACTTCCTGCCACAGATACCAGGCCTCTGCCGAAGGCTCCCGCAGCACCACGCTGACATTTCTCCATTCCGGCACCTTCACCGTTTTATGACGGAACCCCGACAGTCTGGCCAGCGCCAGTGTTTTCAGATCTTTTGCCATAAGCCTTATCCGCCCGCACCATTAACCGTTACTGTACACGCATCAGAGGTAATGCTCTGCGGCTGTTCTGCAGAATCCGTTACCTCGCAGGTATAAGCCCCCTTATCACCTGACTGCGCACCTGGCTTACTGAAAGTGTCAGTAGTCTGTCCCTCTACCGGCTGACCATCCTTCTTCCAGGCGTGTTTATAAGGCGGCGTTCCCCCGTTGACACTGACTGACATTGTCAGCAGCGCACCGGTATTCACGGTAAGTGTCTTATCCAGATTTTTCACAAACGCCAGCGGTACCACATAGGACACCGGTTTACCCTTCAGGCGAAGTGAAAACGTTGCAGCCACCACGCCGTTGGTACCGGATGACCAGGTGTGCTGACGCACTTCCGCCAGGAACTTAAAGCCCTTACCGGACGGAAACTGCACCTTAAACGCATACACCGTGTCATTGTCATAGGCATCACGCAGGGCGTTCTGGGCCTGATTCAGATAAAAATTACCCGACATGGAAATCTCGGACGACGCCCCCAGACCGTTGATGTTCTCCTGCTCTGTGGAGCAGAGCGTGGTCACATCAATATCCTGTTTCTGACCGGCGGTGAACTGGACTTCCTTGATGGTGCAGTCCAGGCGCAGATATTCCGCCTTCTCCATGGTTTCAGCAGTCGCCGGGGCAGATGAAATCATCACCTGCGTCAGCTGTGAACGTTCATACAAAGCAGACATTCTGCCTCCTGATAATAAAAAACCCGCACGCGGCGGGTTATGGGTTCTGTTGAAAAAATTACACCGTGACCTGAAACTCCAGGGTTGCACGGTAACAGCGGTTTTCCGGAATATAGTCCTGCATTTCACTGACGGATCCCGGGGCCAGCAGCATTATGGCTTCACGGGCGTCCTGACGTATCTGACGCGCCTGCGTCACAGTCCCGGCATAAACGTCTATCTGCACCGACACTGAGGACTCCGCCTGCCCGCCCATCACGTCCGCCGACACCGATGAAATCAGGCTGAAAACCACCCACGGAAGCGCCACCGACGGCCTGCCATCCAGCAGGGGGACCACATACGGGTACACCTGCCCGCCGGCAAGATGCGCCAGATGAGGATACAAATCCGCCTCCGTCATCGTCTCAGTACCTCATCAATGGCCCGGTTCATCCGAGCAATCGCCACCTGTGCCGCCTGTTCACTGCGCACATCAAATGCCGGGCGCACAAACGGGTGCGGTGGCATATTCACGGTCCCCATTTCCACAAACCGCCAGTAGAAAGCATTGCGCGGGTTATCCGCCTTCATGGTGTTATCGCTGTTACCGGTGTCCGGATTAACACCCCGGATATGCACACCGGATTCCATCCCGCCATCGCGGGAGCACCGGGAAAGGACCACCACATTGCGGCGAAGTTTTCCCCTGCGTACCGGTGCCCGTGACACCACTTCTTCTTTCAGCACATTCGCACCCGCACGGGTTGCCTCACGCAGCACCCGGTTATTTTCCGCACCACTCAGAAGCTGCAAATCGCGGCTGATGTCCTCCAGCCCCGAAAAATCCAGCAGGGTTTCGATCATTTTTCCCCTCCCAGCCGACAGAGAATTTCCAGACGCCCGCCGGTTGCATCCGGAACCGGGACCCCGACGACATTCAGGACATGGTCACGCCAGGGACCACTCAGCACATGAAGTCGTGACGCCGCCGTGATTTCACGACCAGACTGACCGCGTACCCAGATGCGGATTTCCGCCTGCGCCATTTCCGCACCGGACTGCATCCGCTCCCGGCTGCTCCTGCCCCGGATATCCGCATGAATTTTCCCGCATGACACCCATTCTTCCGTCATTTCTCCGGCAGCATTACGGGTTAACACCGGGTTCAGAACACTGATCATCTGTGTCAGACGACCTGCAGATATTGCCATTCCCCCTCCTCATAACACCGTCGGACAACGCAAATCGTAAATCAGCACGGAAACAGAAAACGGCAGTTCCCCCTGCACGAGGTCTTCCCGCTCAGCAAGATCCGGATTCCGGTACAGCATCCCGGTCAGTCGCATGGCAGCCCCCTTCATCCGGGTTAATGCCTCACCAGGGATCAGCTCACCGTCCTCACTAATCACTTTATCCCGGCTGCCCTGGATGTAGGCCAGCAGCACGGCGGTAGCCTGACGAACCTTGTCCATCAGCATCTCATCATCCGCGTCATGGTCAACACGCAGATGTGCCTTGATTTCTTCCAGTGTCAGTAATGCTGTCACTTTCCACCTCCTGCATCCCGCCCACGTTTTGCAGCCAGAGTCCAGCCTGATGAATGAGCTTCTCCGGGCTTATCACCGGTCATACTGTTGCAGTGCCACAACGAGCCCCCCACGTCACCGTATCGCCGGGGTGGTAAGTTTCGCCGATTCTGAACACACCACGGTAGAGCATCACCGGCAGGGAAAATGTTTTTTCCGTACGCTGGCCACTGCTCTGCCGGACCACCACAGAGAACGACCGTTCACCCGTCATGCTGACGTCAATATCCGCCACCCCGTCAACCAGGCATTCCCATCCCCGCATCCCGTACGTTTTTTCATACGCCCGCCAGAGTCCACCCTGGTGTGTGGCATACGAGCCCCGGGGAAAGGATTTTTGATCGTCAATGGCGGGGAGTATTTCCAGTGCCGTGGCATCACGCCCGTCCTGCGGAGCCGGCAGGGCACTCACCGCCTCCAGAACCGCCTTCTGCAGAACATCCGGATCGTAGTCACGACCATCACGCGGAACAGGAATATGGCTTACCGCCTCCTTCACCATCTGTTCAAGCATCGGATGCACATCATCCGGAGTGATACTTTTACCGTCTGCCGGTACCGGTATTTTCGCGACCGCATCATTCACCGCCTTCTGCAGAACATCCGGATCGTAGTCACGACCATCACGCGGAACAGGAATATGGCTTACCGCCTCCTTCACCATCTGTTCAAGCATCGGATGCACATCATCCGGAGTGATACTTTTACCGTCTGCCGGTACCGGTATTTTCGCGACCGCATCATTCACCGCCTTCTGCAGAACATCCGGATCGTAGTCACGACCGTCGCGCGGAACAGGAATATGGCTCACTGCCTCTTTCACCATCTGCTCAAGCATCGGACGCACATCATCCGGGGTGATACTTTTGCCGTCTGCCGGTACCGGAATATTCGCAACCGCATCATTCACCGCCTTCTGCAGAACATCCGGATCGTAGTCACGACCGTCGCGCGGAACAGGAATATGGCTCACTGCCTCTTTCACCATCTGCTCAAGCATCGGACGCACATCATCACCCGTCACGCACTTCTGTAATACCACAGACTGAGAAGCCAGTTTTTCTTCAAACGTTTGTGCCTGCGCGGCTATTTTCTCCTCAAATGTGCGCTGTAAATCCGCCAGCACTGTGGAAAATTCTTCTCCCAGTGCACGAATAATGGACAGTTCCCGTTCCGTCATTTTCTCAGTATCCCCCCTGAACATCGCTTTCACCGCATCATGCTCTGTTTCACTGATTGCCTTATTACCGTCAGATGCGCCGTCAGGCAGCTGTGATGAAACTGTTTTCCCGGCAGACGCGAACGGATCCTCACGGGCATCACGACGGGACAGCGCCTCCAGACTGTAGTTCTGCTGCTGAAGATACAGTGCATCACCGCCGGCCAGGGGCGGCAGGTTCTCCCGTTTACGGGCCTCATTGGGCGTGAGAAGCGTATTTTTCACCGCATCCCCCAGCGTTTTCATGCGCCGCTCACTGTCCATTCTCAGCAGCGTGGTGACATCAAATTCTGTACTCTCGTTTTCCCCCGTTTCCAGCGCCTCATCCAGTAACAGTTCAATGGACTCAATCAGCGTCTGCAGGCACTGGGAATAATACTGCTGCTCCAGCGCCTCCACGTTGTCACTGGAAGGCGGTTGTCCCACGCCAATCTTGTAGGCCGGGACACGGAACACCGAACAGACAATTTCAGCGGTCATCTTCAGTTGTTCCACCGTCTGCGCATCCACCGGTGAAAACGTCGTGGGGTTGTATTTTGCCCCGTTGCTCAGAATGGCCGTTTTCCCCGCATTTTCGCCTGTATACCCGCTGTCCCAGTTGCTCTTCAGTTTTTTCGCATTTTCTTCCGTAATACTGCCGGGGATCTCAATCACCCCGGACGGCCTGCCGCCATTTCTGAAAAAAGACGTCGAATTTTCCTGAATATGATGCCCCTGCGTGGCCGCCAGCCCGGCGGCATACACCGGCGGCAATCCTATAAGCGGATGAAAAAAACAGTTAAACCGGTCGTGGATCACTTCCCGGGCAGGCACCGTCACCGCCTCCGTGATCCCGCAGTTCCGGTCCGGCGTGATGCGGTAGAACACCTCGCCGTCATCCGCCACCAGAGGTTCAACCCGGCTCCAGTCCAGAATACGCAGTTCTTTGATCTGCCCCCGGGCATTACGGATTTTCAGCACCACCGTATTGCCATGACGCAGTTTGGCGTTCAGCCACAGTTCAAAAAACTGGATGCGGTTCTGCTGGGCGTTGGGACGACGACAGAGGCGGGCAATATCCCCCCGGCGCGTTTCCCTGCGTATCCCATGCGCATCCGTCTGCATAAGACGCAGCCGCATTTTGGCGATATCCTGGGATATCAGCGAAATACATGCAAACACCGCATGAAAGGAGAGGACGGCTTCAGGATCGGCTTTCACGCCCTGCTGCCAGGCGCCGGAAAAGGGCTCAGCCACCGCCTGAAACAGGCTGGTCCAGCCCGCCTCTCTTACGTCACGTCCTGATTTCTGGTTTTTTCGGGTTCGCCGTAAAAGGTTCCACATTCGCCATGCTCCGCATCACGTTTCTTTTTCTGACCTGCCGGACGTCGCACCGTGATGTACTCCGCCTTTCCCAGGCGAACCAGCACCTCCGCACACGGCTGTGCCACATCACGGATATCCCCGGCCCGGGCATCATGCGTGCCCTGCAGATATCGGATCTTTGCCATAACCTGTTACGGGAGGCGCACGCCTCCCGTCCTCCTTATCAGACTCAGCCGCCGGACGCACTGCCGTAGTTCACTCCGGTGATCACCGCCACCGCCGCAGTACGGCGACGACGCCAGTTGATCCAGCGCTCCGCACGGATGGCCACGCTGCCTGTCTGGAACATGGAAACCAGCTCCACCGGGGACGGCGTGGTACTGTCGCCGCCCGGCTCAGACTGCATTTCCAGTGATGCCTCGCGGGACATATCCACTGCCACGCCGCCGTCATCCGCCAGATAAATATCCGGGGCATTCACCAGCACCAGCTGGTCACCCACGTACTGGGAGACAATCACCGGCAGCCCCTGGAAGGAGCCACCCAGCAGGGTCATGTCCGGGTATTCCTTCTGACCCAGCGCATTTTTACGCATGGACAGTGCCAGGGCATTGGTGCTGGACATCAGCCAGACCGCACCGGTGGGCTGCAGGTTTGCTGCCACAAACTGTCCAAACGCAGCCTCGGCATCCGCATCCGGGTTACCGGTTGATGCCGTGCCCTTCACATCATGGGTGATGGACGCCGGGGAGACATCTGCCACTGCGGCTTTTTTCGGGTCCACAAAGTCTGTATCCAGACGCGCCACCACCGCTTCCGCCAGCGCATTACGGACCAGTGCATCAGCAGCCGGACTGGAAAAACGGATCAATTCTTCCGTCAGTACCGCAATGGCCGACACCTTCGCATGACTGAAGGTGATGGATTCAAAATCAAACTTCGTCAGGGGTTTTGCCTTACCCTCACCCACCCAGCCGGCAGCACCGCCGGACACCTGGGCGTGCACACGGATATTGAATGGCACCTGACGAAGTGCAGGGATCCCGCCCTGACCAAATCGCCCGATAATGGTCTGCGGACGCAGGTAATCAATAAAGTCCTGTGCGTATTCCTGATATTCAGACAGGCTGCCTGCCCACTGCGGATCCGTGGTGGTCCCCGCGCCCACTGCCGATTTCAGGACATGATGCAGACGACTGTCATCCGGATACTGACGACGGGCCACTTCCAGGGCTTCAGATCGGACGCCTTTAGCCGCAGCCAGCGATTTGGCAAAGCGGGCGAAGCCAATCCCCTTATCCAGTTTCTGCTCCACACGGATCACCGGCGCAGAAGCCACCGCGGCCACATTCCCGTTACCGGCCTGTTTCACCGGCTGCGCCGTGGCGGCCTTACCGGCTTCCAGTTCACGCAGGCGCTTCAGGTGCGCATCCACCTGACGGATTTCCGCTGCGGTGTTGTCGTAATGCTCTTCCTCCTCCACATCCAGCGTGCGCCCTTCCTCTGCGGCTTTGGTCATGACCTCCTCAAGGGAGGCTGCCAGCGCTGCACGCTTGTTTTCAAAACTTTTAATCTGTTCGCCAATATTCATTATGGTCTTTTCCTTATGAAAAACGGTTGTTGACTGTGCCGCAGCGCCGGCAGAAGATGCGATTTTCACCACCGGTTTCCGGTTGCCGGACGCGGCAGAAAACGGGCGGTCGTAAGATTTAATGGTCCGGATGGTGCATTCCGCATTCGCGGGCACGGTGACGGCAGACACCTCCATCAGTTCCCAGCGCAGAAAATGCAGTCCGCCTCCGTCCAGAAAGGTGTATTCATGGGGACGGAAGCCCACGGACAGCCCCCTGACCAGCCCGGTCTTAATGGCCGCCCAGACCTCATCCAGCCGGGCAGCCAGTTGCGACGGCATATCCGGTACGGGCTTCACCAGTGTTGCCGTGATTTCCAGCCCTTCGCTGACCCGGCGCACCGTACACTGCCCCACCGGGCGGGAATGGTCATGCTGCCAGAGAAACGGGATCGCACTGCCAAACTCCGCGCCCTCCGGCTCCAGGATGTCACCATCCCGATCCGGAGAAGGCGTTGACGCAATCCCGGTGATCACCCGTTCATCCTCACTGAAGGATTTCACCGTCAGCAGGGAACAGGCCCGTTTAAGAGTCACATCAGCCTCCTGAAAATAAAAAAACCGCCGCAGCGGTTCATGATGGTTACAGTGTGAACAGGGTTATATGAAAAAAACCGCATATTCTTTCTTTTTCGGTTCCGGGTTAAGGGACATCAGGGAGACCGCATTGAACAGCGCCATCAGCGGGTCAATTTTTCCCCGTCCACTGGCCTGTTTGGTGATAAGAATGGCGTTACCTTTAGGCTCCACCCGGGCATTGCCGACACACCAGGCCATCAGGGGCTGGTCACCATGCACCAGCACCCCTTCAGCCAGTTTGCGCTCGGTGGTTTTAATGGCCCCGCCCAGTTTCCAGCCCTGGCTTATCCCCACCACAATTCCGTCGGGGATCCCGGCTTCCGCCAGTGAATCCAGAATCTGCCCCACCCCTGACGGGTCAATACCGATATGGTCCAGTAACTCAGCCTCATGAATGCGACGCACATATTCCGCCACTTCCGCCGTGTCATCCCCGACACGCCGGACAATGGTCATATCTCCACAGGCAACAAGATCCTGAAACCGGGACGCCTCGCTCTTCCGTCGGACCACCGCGGTTTCATGCGCCCAGGCATGGCCCCAGCCCAGCCATTCGCGGGTTTCCCTGTCACGGCCAATCACGTACATTCCCAGCAGATCATCCAGGCCCCCGCCGTCAATCCCCACCGTCACCACATCAGCGCGCTGCAGGATATCGTCCAGGCTGACGCGCCTGCCCTGCTGCTCCCAGAAATCCGCACCCGCCCAGCGGTCAGAACGCAGGGCAAGACCAATTTCCACATTGGCATGTTTTGACATGAAGCCACGAAATGCTTCCTCACCAGCCTCCCGGGCTTTACGGTACTCCCGGTACAGAAAAGCCTCATCCACCGAATAACCGAGATTCGGGTTAACCATGGCGAGGTTTTCCATCAGCAGGTGAGCCCCGCTTTCCACCATTTCAGGAGGATGCTCAAAAATCACCGGCAGAAAGTGCGGATCATGAATTTTGCCGTCACGGACATCCCGGGCGTACTGCAGTTTCTGTCTGAACACCCCGGCTGGCGGCTCATTCGACTGGGTGGTCGTATACACCACAAACCCTTCCGGGCGGGAGGCAAGGCCGCCTATGGCTTCACGTAACATGTCCTCCGCTTTGTACTGCTTGCCAAATAACCACAGTTCATCAATCAGCGTCCCCACGGACTTGATACCGGATACCGTATTCGGATCGGCAGCCACCACCTTCAGGGTGGTGTCCGTCACCCTGTGGGTGATGGTCCGGATATGTGTCTGCACCTGACAGAGGTCATCCAGATCATCGTCCCGTCGTACCATATCCCTGGCAGGGTTGAAGGCGTTAGCCGCCACCTCCACGGTCGGGGCCAGAATGGTGTAGCCCGCCGCCTGCCGCCAGTTCAGTAACAGCGCCGTCATCATGATCCCGGCAGCCAGCGTGGACTTGCTGTTTTTCTTGGGGATAAGGATAAAAACTTCCTTGATATGGCGTACACCGGTCTGCGCATCGTAGGAGCCAAACAGGGCCGCCACCAGGTCAAACACCCACTGTGCGCAGGACTCCCCGAACGTCGGGCTGCCCGGTGCATCCACAATCCGCAGTTGTTTAAAAATCGCCAGGGCATGTGCGGCCTGCTCCGGATAAATCGGAGCCGGAATAATCGACAGCCCCTTTTTCAGGCGCTCTGCCCAGTCCGGGCAGGCCGTGCTCCACACAGGTATCATCCGTTGCCCTCATTATCATTATTCACCACCAGGCGGGGTGGTGGTGGCACCGCAAAACGGTTAGCCGCTTTTTTCGCCGCGTCACCTTTTGCCGATTTTTTACCGGCATCCCCTTTTTTGTGGTGCGTGAACTGCGCCAGCTTATAAGCCGCATCCAGCGCCAGCCTGGGGTCGGTATTAATGTTCTCCACCAGAAGACGCCCCATCGCTTTCACCGGATCGGGAAGACCGTCCTCCATATACTCAATACCAGGAGATATCACCACGGGCGGTGGCATCTCCGGATTTGTTTCGTCCGGCTGTGGTATTGCAGCCGCCTCACGGCGACGGGGTTTATCCTCCGGCTCTGATTTTTTCTGCCGATAAACAGGAACCTCATCCACCTCCACCGTCTCGCACTGTTTACGGGCTATAAACGCAAGCACCTCCGGATCTTTTGCCAGCTGCGAGCCTTTAACCCTGGCTGTCTTCGCCGAATAACCGGCGGCAAGGGCTGACGCTGTTTTGTTTTTCCCGGACATGAGCGCCAGCGCAAATTTTCGTTTTTGCGTTGTCAGCACAGCCTCCTCCCGGGTCCAGAACGCACTCAGCCGGGTATGGTTCAGCCCATTTTTCCCGGCGTCTCATGCCGCAAATGTTAACTGCTGCCTGGTTAACATTTGCTGAAAAAGCCTGTTAACATTTTTTCCGCACAACAAACTGAATAATAAAGATAAAAACCGCAAAAATGCCCGGGCAGCCAGTTAACATGTTAACTGCCCTGAAACGGGAATTTTTTCTCTGCGTGAGAGGGGGCGCGGTGTCCAGGGCGATCGTTTTTTTTCGCCGGATGATCCCCCCCGGGTCTGGTCACAGGCCAGTGATTCCGTCGGCCCTGAGCGTGCCATCAGGAAGCTCAGGCAACGTCGGATCAGGCATACCACTCGCCGCTTCACTCGCTGACTTCTGGCGATGGCATTCAGTACAGAGGGTCCAGAGGTTCGTCTCCTCATTACCACCACCGAACTGAAGTGCAATGCGGTGATCGAGTTCACTGTCACAAAGGTCAACCACGCGTCTACAGAGACAACAGTGTCCGGCATCCCTCCGCCAGATACGACGTTTGAGGGAAACCCGGGCACTGCCACTGACACGACGCTGTTCCCCCCTCAGGACATTTATCCGCCGGGTGTTCAGAGTTTTGATTCTGCCCGGTAACGTACGAAGCACAGCCATGTAAAATCCTCGCCATATAGCTTGTCACCAGAGGAAAGAAAATGTCATCGAAAAACCGGCCCCGCAGAACAACAACCCGCAACATCCGATTTCCAAACCAGATGATTGAACAAATTAACATCGCTCTTGACCAGAAAGGTTCAGAAAATTTTTCTGCGTGGGTCATTGAATCTTGCCGCCGGGAGCTGGCAGCAGACATAAAATATGCCCGTCAGTTGACTATAAAAAAGAATGATACACAGTATGCTCTGCGATGGCTGTTCATATAACTATTTCTTTATATTGCTGAATTTATAAAAACTCACAGACATTAGCTGTATTAATTCCGAATTGAAATAATCAGCCATATAGAATAAAAATAAAGCATAACAATAATAATCTTCTACCCAATCAGTACATTACTGCTGTGACTCCAACACGGCAGTTTTTTTATTGAACAGATTCCAGTTTCTTCCACCATCGCACCGGACGGGCGACCATGAGGGGAGAACGCCGCGCTCCGTTTACGCGGTAAACCCCGGTGTGTATCGTTTTTGATTATCCCCGCACACTCTCGCAGAGGAGTCTCCCTGTCGGGCTGCGGTCTCTGTTAATGCAGGAATACGGCGACGATACGGCGCATCAGCAAAACTTAGTTCAGGCACTGAGTGCGGATATAGTCCTGTGCCCCTTCCAGCTGCTTCTGCATTGTCATCAACCGTTCTCTGAGGATGAAATAATCCCGTTCAGCGGTGTCTGCCAGTCGGGGGCCGGTTGCATTATCCACGCCGGAGGTGCCGGTGGCTTCACGCACGGTACCGGAGCAGGTGGCGTTGATCCGCAGGCGCTTACGACCAGCGGCAACATCAGCACGCAGAGTTTCATTTTCAGCTCTCGCATCGGCTAACTCCCTCGAGTATTTTGCATCGAGCGCAGCAACATCACGCTGGCGCACCTGCATGTCAGTAATGGTGGCATTCGCCTGTTCCAGCTCTCTGGCTTTTTTATCGCGCTGCGCTTTGTAGGTGAGCGCGTTGTCACGGTAATGGTTTGTTGCCAGCCACAGCGCACCATAGCCAACCGCCAGGACAATAATCACCACACACAGAACACGGTTCATCTCTCTTTCACCCCACCAGTCCCGATAACGTCAGGACTCGCCAGGCGGTGGAAAAGAAAATGGCAACCAGCATGACTAAAAATGAAATGCCGACAAGTACACAGAGGCTCTTCACCAGCGTTATGAGTTTATCTGATATCATTAGCCACCCCATCAATCCGCCTTTGTTATTTTCCCTTTGCCTGTATCAGCCAGGACAAAATCAATCAGCATATTCGCTTCATTTACCAGCGTACGGATTTTTGATACATGCGCGGCTTTAACCTGTTTCCACTCATTCAGCCCGGTAGCAAACACACTGGCAATGTTTTTATCCCGTTTCATGTCAGCACAAGCCTGGTTGAGTTCTTCCATCACGCTCATTTTACGGGGATTAACGACAAAACCCTTCGTCCAGTACTCGTAAAGAACATCGTCGCACTCTTCCTGATACCGGATGACCTTATCGCGGATTTCGGGTTTTACTTTGTTGGGATTAATGGTTTGTAGCCAGCCGGCAAGTTTTCGAAGTGGCATGGACACCATATTGCGTTGTTTCCCATCCTCAGCAACCATAACGATTTCCGTTATAGTTGACGCAAAACGCTGTCTTAACTTAGCCAACTGTGATTGCCAGGCCAGCCCCATCCCCGCAACGACAGGTTTCATGGGAACGTATGGTTCGCCATTATGGTTAACTACATAAAGAGAGTTGCCGTGAAACGGCACGGCCATCATATTCATCGGTTATTTCCTTTTAGTGATGAACCTTGTCTCACAGGAATCCAGCCCACAGAAAGGCACCGACAGCCAAACCGGTATCCTCAAGGGTCATCCTGAAAGGTTCTGTGTTGTGAGATGCGCGTGAGATGCGCAGAAATGACAAAGGCATCATTACGGTGCCTGAGTGTTAAACAACTGCTTTGACTTTATTCACTTACATTTTGCCAATTTGCAGGATTTCGTGTTATCCGTCCATGTAAGCAAACCTCATTTTTCAGCAAAATATTCTGCTTATCTGTCGATTCCCCAGCACGCCAGCGCGCTCTCCTGGTCACGACGGGATACCTGACCGTAACAGTTATTTGAGCGAATACGGCAGTCCCTGCCACCGTCCTTAATCCACCAGCGAATAGCTTCGCAGGCACCTTTTCGATCTCCTGCATTAATCCGTCTGTAAAACGTCGACGGGAAACACTTACCGGGGCCAATGTTGTACGGACAGAATGACGCAATCCCCGCTTTCTGGGGTTCGGTCAGTGGCACTCTGATGTTTTTCTCCACCCATGCCAGCGCCTTATCACGCTCAATGGCGTTAACCCGGTCGCATTTTTCCTTCGACAGCTTCATGCCAGGAATAACAGGCTTACCATCCACCCGGGTGGCTCCACGGCAGATGGTCCAGATACCCGCACCATCACGGTATGCTGTGGTGTGGTTACCTTCCTTTTCATCCAGAAACTGGTCGAGGATTTCAGGCGCAGACGCCCCTGCACCAATCAGCGCCAGAACGGCAGCCGACAGGCCGTATCTGATTTTTGCGTTCATGGATATTTATCAGGGTTTATCGATTTCAAATCCCTGGATATGTTAAGTCTTCAGGCCAGCGGTGGAGTCTTCAGAGAACCCGTAATTATTCCCGGTAGTTTTCCTCTGTAGGTTATCAACACATCCTGCGCCTCTAAAATTACGGGACGCTTTTCCGGTAACGGACCATCCCCTTCACATAACCCGGCAGCAACATCCATGAAAAACTGCTTCGCCTGCTTTTTCGCCTCAGCTTCGTAAAACTCCAGCGTGGCACCTTCAGTACGGTCAAGACTAATCGCCACATCTGGCAACAACAGTGACGGATACCCACCAATTTCCAGTGCCACAGTAACAGTAATCTTATCCGGGTAATTATTTATCCCTTTAACAACCAGTTCGTATTTTTTCTTCATCGCTTTACTCTCCCCGCGCCGCCTTACGACGGTCCTCTCTGATTTTGAAATACAGGTTAGTCAGATACGTCAGCAGGCCAAACAGCAGACTCCCCAGCACACCTATCGCCACCCACTGGGACGGAGAGACT